CGACGGCTTCATGGGATATTTCGCCGGCGTCGGAACAACAGCGGGCGGAGCAACGTTTTTTGCATATCCATTGGTAAACGCCCTTGGCACCACCATCGCGTTGTCCGAGTCAGTGGCCATGGGCTCGACGGCGTGGAAAATAAGCACGTATTTGCTGGGCATGGGCACCGGGGCGACAGTGGCGACAGTAGCTATTATAGGCACTATTATACTTGCTACTGTAATATCGATAGTTGTTTTTTATGACCAAAAAGATTTTGCAAGAAGAATAATTTATCCTGAACAACAAGGTGGCTATGTTTATGTTTATGACGTTATTGTTTCTGACAAAGATGAAAAAGTACAAATAATTGAAAGAAAAATTAGCGAAAGCATGATTAATCGAAACAGACAGAAGTCTATGAACTGGCCAAATGACATTGTAACAGTCACAAAACAAACCGAAGTCGGCGGCAGTCTAAACCAATACATAATTGGTAATGAAACTTCAAACAGAACAACAGAGTATGTACAAGATTATCGCTTTGGTAGAAATATTTTAAATCTAGGGCTCAAAGAAAATACAGACGACCTGATAAGGCTTGGATTTTCTTATGAAACTGATGAAAAAACCAATTTAGCCAATCTTATTCTGGGCGCTGACGCAGAATTCATGCCAGCTTCTTCAAAAATATTATCTCATCTCGTGCTTTCCGCCTTCTACGGGCTCTTTGATTCGGAATCTGACTCACAAATAATAAATGACATACGATTCGAATTAATTAGAGGCAGTTATGCCATCAACGACCCCAAGGTGCTAATAACGGGCCCTGCGTCGGAATTGTTGATTCAAAATGTTATGCAACAACTTATTGTGAGAGTAAAAGATGATGTTAATCTATATGACGAACAAGGCATTATAATGCCAATTCCAAAATATTGGTTTGAGGGCTATGAAAACGGTAACTTTAACTCTATAAACTTATCCGGCGATATTTTAAACTATTCAGGCTTACAATCAACAGTTGAATATTTGAATCAAGAATTATATAATGCATATTATGACGGTCGTTACTGTGATACAATTTCTGTTGTTAGAAGAGTGAATGCATGTCAATCGTTATTATTGTTAATAAGACTTTATATCGTCGAACAAGCAATGACAACAATTCAAGTGTTTGATAAATTTGATTTAGCATTTATGGACAGTGATATTTTTGCAAATAATATATTGACGATGCTTTTTAATGATTCTGTAAAATATGATCGGCAATTCCTTGTCCCTGGTGTTGATAGCTCGCTTTACGGTGATTTAGTAGAAGCATCAAAAAAATATTATGAAATTTTAGAACTTTTAGGATTGCAAGAGAGAATTGAGGTATCATCTGATAGTGACTATTTAACAGATTTAATTAGAAAAGAAGCAATTTTTCTAAAACCTTCAATTGTGCGAAACTTAGCTCTTGGGGAATCTTGGAGTACCTGGGATGCATTTCTTACCAATCGCGCTTTTCCGACTTATGACGCACCGGCAAATGCACAGGGTGATAAACAGATTTCAACACGACCAATGCCTCCTGATAATGTAACTTATGAGTACAAAGAACGCTATGGGTACGACCGAAGCACCTACTCGGTAGGCACTTTCCCGCCTACAAAAGAAAACATAGACAATTTTAAAGAGAATGTCAAGTACGCTATAGAGACGTATAGGACTGGAGCCGGCTCTCCGGCGCTCGGCGTAATTATTCCAGATCAGACCGGCTTAATAGACAAACTGCTTGAAGCTTTTGATAGTTGGTCTTCTACATTTAGCCCCGCCCTTTTTGAGCAAGATATAATTAGCCTCCAAGGCGACACCACCGGGGAGATAGTCAGAGAGCAAGCCGATACCATAGATATTCTTATTGGCGATGTTTACTATAAAGCAGATTATGTTTTTGAAGCCAGAACCCATTATGTTACGGCTGGAACCGTCCAAGGCAAGGGACAGACATTTGGACTCGAACCCACCACTGATCTTTCTGTGAATATTACCTTTGATGGTGATTTGGGGCAAGATATTCAAGAAGAAGGTTTAACTGGTCAAGCCTTTTTAGACCCATATCTTTCTCCCGGCGGAGGCTTTCAGTTTGAAACATATGTGTCTTATAAATTGAAAAAATCCGTTTCCGACTGGGACACTGAGGCTATTATTGGTTATAGACCGTTTTTACAGAAGATAACTGATAGTATATTCACTGGAGATATGGATGCTGATAAACCGTTATTCGATATTTTTGAATATATTAGATTTGGATACAGAATGATGTATATTGCAGACGTAGCATTTGCCCCTGAAAGCGAAAAGGTCAGTGATTCAAGCATGGACTATGGGATAACGCCCTCCAGCGACTCCGTGGCTACGCGGATTCCCTCCTTTATGGAAAATTTAACAAATATTGAACAAATTTCACAAAAACAAAAAGCATTCATATTATCAGAGCAAACAAGAGTTATTAACGGCATGGAAGTAACTTTTAGTAAAATCATTTCTATTCCAATTGCACATTCCGAATGTGAATATGTTGACACGCTCACGACTGGACAATTTCAGCAATTTTATAATCCAAAAATAACCCTTCTACAGTTCTTGAATACCATCGAAGAAAAATACACCACTGATATTTTTAACAATATTAAAGCAGGACTGCTTGAAACTGATGAATATAAAAATGTGATTAATGAGGTCTTAACTCTGAAAGAGTTAATTTCTTCGCTTTCATTTTATGAATATGCCGCACTTTCCGATGTAGAGTGGTTTGTTGGTAATGTAAACGGAATTAATTTGCACAACATTGCCTCAAGATCAAAATTAGCAACATTACAAACATTTTACGCTTCTATTTATGGTGGAGGAAAAATAACTTATCAAGACCCTTTTACTAAAGAAGTATAAGGAAACCGATATTTTAAAACTATTTATAGAAGGAGTAAAATAATTGCCTGGAATATCACCAAAACTACCCTTGTACATCGACATGATAGATGGCTACGCTTTAAATAAAAGTTTTAAAGAAGTGGCAAGGCAAAATCTTAAAATGGTAATTCTCACCAACCCAGGTGAGCGTATAATGCTTCCAGATTTTGGTGTAGGTATTAAAACATATTTGTTTGAAAATGCAACTCAGGACACATTTGACGAGCTTGAAGCAAAGATTCGTCAACAGGCTAGATTATATGTACCTTATGTGCAGATCAGGTCTGTAGAATTTTTATCTGAAAGAAATGATTTTAACACATCTATAATTAACCCTTCTTCGCTTTCTAATTTCGTTTACTTGAATATTACATATAATATACCTTTAATGTTTACTTCCGATACTATGACGCTAGAAATTTAATTGATTGATAATTAAATAACAGGAGACACTTTTGTGGCACAGAAGAGAGAAAATATAGAAATTAATTATCTTACTAGAGATTTTGATTCAATTAAAAACGACCTAATTGAACACGCAAGAAGATATTATCCCGACAGTTTTAGAGATTTTACCGATGCTGGTTTCGGTGCGCTCATGGTCGATGCAGTATCATACATTGGAGACATTCTTTCATTTTATTTAGATTATCAAGCAAATGAAAGTTTCTTATTAACTGCCACTGAATACATAAATATTCTAAAGCACGCACAAACTGTAGGATATAGACACGTAGGTCCACGAGCCACATTTGGTCCTGTCGCCTTATACATTATGGTGCCATCAAATGATTCGAATACAGGACCGGATTTATCCTATGTTCCCACTTTAAAAGCCGGCTCTAGCTTTATGTCAGGGTTCAATTCTTCGTTTACTCTTTTGTCTGACGTTGATTTTTCAGATCCAACAAATGACATAGTTGTAGCTACAACAAGTGCAATAACTGGAGTGCCAATAAGATATGCAATAAAAGCATATGGACAAGTTGTATCTGGTGATTTGCAAGTAGAAGAGTTTCCTGTTGGTGATTTTATGAAATTTAGACGATTGGGCATATCTAATCCAAATGTAACCGAAATTATTTCTGTTATTGATACAGAGGGTAGAGAGTACTTTGAGGTAGATCACTTATCTCAAAATACAATTTATATACCAATTACCAACACCGATCAAACCACAAGTACACAAGCACCTACAATCGTAAAGCCTTTTATAGTTCCAAGAAGATATATAGTTCGTAAAGCAGGTGATTCCTTTGCGACAACAACCAGTATTATTTTTGGATATGGTTCAGATTCACAACTTTCCTCTCCAAGTTTGGTTGAAGCCCGAGATGTAGTCTTAGATCTTCATTCGAAAACCTATGTAACAGACAAAGCAATGGACCCCACAATATTAATCAAGGGGGATAAATTTGGTGTTGGTCCGTCCAATACCACCCTTACGGTCACATACCGTGTCAACACAGCATTCAACTCAAATGCTGCTGCCAATGCCATATCACAAGTTCAAGTTGCGGATATAGAATTTAAAAATAAAAACTTGTTAAACAATCAAACAATGAGTGA